TTACTTCACCTCCACCGCATCAGATAAATGCTCATTAATATATCTGCAAATAGCAATCTGTTCTTCGACAGGCGGGACTACCATATAAACATTTTTTACAATAGTCGAATTTAGTCCGTTCATTATTGAACCTTTAGATTTCAGTAAAAGTTGCTCATATACAGCTTCACTCTCATACAAGTATTCAAAATATTGAGGGAACATTAAACTTGATAAGCGCACTTTAATAAGATGTGAATCCATAATTCCAGGAGAAATACCCTCTGGAACTACACAGCATTTTCCAATTGTACCCATCATAGAAACTACAATATCATAGGGAAGCACTTCATAATTCTTTAAGCGCAAATAGTTGTCCTCTGTAACGAAATTATCACCATATTCGAAATCTCTACGAATCAAATTGGCTTGGCCATATACTTTAAATTGCCCATCGTCAGCACTTACAACTTCATTTGTTAGAGCGCTCCCAAAAGGTCCTACTTTTATCCCGTCGTTTCCCTGTTTGATAACATACTTTATACGCTTAACTTCCCAATGAGCAGGAATCTTTCCAAACCAGATTAAACCGCTATCTTTCAATTCTACCGTTGGGTCAAGGCCTCGCAAAAGTGTTTCCAAAACAAATAAATCACGGTATTTTTTCCCCAATTGAAGTTGATCTTCATAAGTAGAAATCAAAGCGTCCAAATTTCTTTGCTCAACATCATTAACAGAAAATATATGTTGCAAAGCAACTGTATTTTGCGCAATTTTATTGTGAATTCCTTGGGCGGTGTCGTTTCTACTATATTCATAAAAATATTGTGTAAAGGCTATTTCCGCACCTATACGCTCTCTATTTGAAACGCTTACCTTTTTAGAAGGATCAAATTCATACAACCAGATAGCGTCAGGTACATGGGGATATACTTCCGCCTCAAAATATTTTTCCGGGTCCTGGGTGAGCTTGATGATCTCGGTGTCCTTGGTGGTGGTATCCTTGACAATTTCGCCCTTGCGGTCTTTCTGCACCACGGCAGTTTTGTCCATCACCGCCAGCACCATGGCAATGCCCGTCAAACGACTGGCAGACATCCCCTCAACCGTGCCCAGCAGGGATTTCAGATGCTTTTCAAATTCGCTGTAATCCATAAATATACGATCAGAACGGTTAGCCTCCAGAATGGTCAACACATCCGCCACAAACTGCTGGCCCGCCAGATATTTCTGGTATTTTTTCTCGTCGGCAGCGCTGCGGGGGTTCATCTCTTTCAGCTGTTCAAAATCCGTCTCATTGAAAATGCTGGAGTTACTGGTGAAGTAGCTGCTGGTCCGCAGCCGCTCGATGCTCTCCTCATCCAGCACACCCCGGCGCTGCAACGGCTGATAAACCGCATACTCTTTGTACATAAACTCCTCGTTGGGGAAAATCTTGCAGTACTGGTTTTCCTCGAAGTTGGAGTACAGTTCGGTGATTTTTACCATGCTATCCTGGTCGATTTCACGGCGCTTTTTGCCCAAAGATTTGCGCAGGGGCTTCCACATATCCACCGCATTGATCAGCTGCACCTTTCCACGGCGGTCAGGGCGCTTATTGCGGGACAGAATAAAAATATAAATACCGATGTCGGTGTTATAGAAAAGCTGGGTAGGCAGGGCAATAATGGCTTCAATTAAATCTTCCTCCAGCATCCAGCGCCGAATCTGGCTTTCACCGCTGGTGGTTCCGCCGGAGAAAAGAGGCGAACCATTGGTAATAATCGCTGCACGCCCGTTTTTCTCATCCAGCTTATTGATGGCGTGCTGCATGAACAGCAGCTGGGCGTCACTGGTTCCGGGAAGACCGTGCTCAAACCGTCCGCCCTTCTTGTTTTCCTCGCGGACTTTCTTCTCTTGTCCTTCCGGTGCATCTTTGCCGCCCCAGGGAGTACCGAAGGGCGGATTCATAATCACCAGCCGCATCTTCTGATCCGGGAAGCAGTCCGTTTTCAGGGTGTTGGCTTCCTCATCACCCATAATGTTTTTCACATCCTGGCCTTTGATGAGCATATCCGCCAGACAAATGGCGTAGGATTCGGGGTTGATTTCCTGTCCAAACAAGCGCACATCCACATAGGGATTTTTGCGGCGCAGGAAATCATAGGTAGTGGACAGCATACCGCCCGAACCACAGGCAGCGTCTGTTGCCGTGTCTAATTCGATACAACATAACGGCAGCTTATTTCTACCCCTTAACGATGAACACCCCCGTGTGCATTTTTGCACACCCCTCATAACGATGCCGTATGCACCGTTACGGAGTAAGGGATTCGGTTTTATCGCTACCTGTGCGTACATTGCGTTCTCCTCGTGGAACTGAAAATTATCTCTTTTCCAACCATTCTTCTTTCGTCAAACAAGTTATATGTTCTGTTCGTAGAACACCCTCTAACGCACAAGGAACATTCTCTGAAGTGTGATGGTAATGAAATCCACATTTTTCTTGCACACGCTTTGATTTCTCGTTTCCATCAAAGTACCCGCACCATAATTTTTCGAGATTCAGTTCTTCAAAGCCATATCGCATTATCTCACGAACCGCCTCTGGGATGAGTCCTTGTCCCCAATATGGAACGCCAATCCAGTATCCGATTTCACCCTCCGTATCAGGAATGCCGATATCACTTGCCTTGCCAAGCATTAATCCTATACTGCCAACTGGATGTCCTGTTTCTTTCAAAACCACCGCGTATGTCTCTGGTTCAGAAAGCACACCTTTTATAATCTCTCTGCTGTTTTCTACACTCGTATGAACAGCCCATCCCGCAATCGGTCCCACATCGGGATTGCTGGCGTATTTGTATAAATCCTCCCCATCGCTTTCTTCCCAGCGGCGCAGGATTAAGCGTTCTGTTTCAAGCGATTTTTCTATGAACATTTCCATATCCGTACATTTCCAAGTTCCTATCGGCATCTCGCATTCTCTCTTGGCATACTCGGTAAATCCTACCGCCTCATAACAATACCTTGCGCTCTCATTATTCTCAAATACGCCCAGATCAATCCTTTTGGCGCTGAGATGTTCCTTTACATATCCTATTCCAAGCTGAAGCAGTTCTTTTCCGTACCCTTTTCCCCTTATAGCGGGATTGACTATTACAAAGCCAAACCGAACAGAACTGTCATCATCATCTCGTGGATATCTTATGATAAAATGTCCGACAATAGTTTCATTTTCATCCACAGCCGTGAGAGGATAGAAGCGTCCTGATTCAATCTGAGGTGCATAGTTTTCATTTATGTCCTCTCCCGTAAGCGGATACTTGTTAAACCTGTCGGCAGACCACTTGTATAACTCCTCCTCTGATCGTAGCCACTCGGCTATAATCGGTGCATCTTCTTTTTTGAAATTTCTCAGTATCATTAATTCTGACCTCTTAAGTTATTTTATAGAAACTGTCCATGTGTCCCCATCAACCAAGTACTGAAATTCCGTCAGAGCCGGATCGTTTATCACACGCATCAAGTCTTCAAAATCATCGACCGTGTTTATTTCTGACAGACGATTGCTTTCCACCCATTCCATCTGCCCCTCATCAGAAGACACAACCGTGCCGCTATATTCTGTAGTCTTGAACAGTAGGACAACATACCGTCCGTTTTTGATTGGGAACTGCTTCACACCCACAAGCCGTGGATTTTTTATGTCCAGCCCCGTTTCTTCTTTCATTTCACGGATCACCGCGTCAACGAAAGATTCTCCCGGTTCCACATGACCGCCCGGAAGCGTATATCCCTGCCAGTCCTTTTTTATTCTGTTCTGAAGGAGCATTCTGTCATCATCAGTGATGAGACACAATACCGTCAACTCGACATTTTCTGTTCTGCTCATTTTCTCTTCCGACTTTCCTTATAATTCACACACCATAATATATTCTTCGGCGTTCTCATCCACAGTCTTGAATCCGACATTTTTATACATCTTCACGGCGTAGTTTTCTTTCTGCACCGCCAGGGACGCCCGTTCATACCCCTGCCATTTCAGCAGTTCGAGCATCTTCACCATAAGCTGCGAACCGATGCCTTGACCGCGATATTCCTTGTAAAGCGAAATAGCGAAGGACGGTGTCTCATCATCCACATGGCCGTAATCGTCCATGATTCTTGTCCAGACCGCTCCGACTACCTTACCGCCGAAATCTGCCACCAAGCAGTTATCGCCTTTCCGGGTACCGAAATCATCCGTGTACACACGAAGTTCCGGCTTCTCAATGATGTCCCTCGCAGGCGATTCCGTACCCTTCGGTATGAAGATTGCTTCATACAAGAAGTCCTTCAGCAGATCGGTTTCACCTTTACGAAGGCTGCGGATCACATATTTTTTGTGCTTGTCGCTCGTCATGTGGGAGATATGCTCGTTACGCACCCTGCCCAGCATTTCAAGGATCTGTCTGCCAATCGGCTCCGGCTCGTTATCATTGCTGCCGCATATAAGTTCCAGCGTGTCCGGCGTCCAAATGTACCCGTGCGCCTTGTTATAGAGGTACTGCTGGAATTCCTCGTATTCTTTTTCTTTCAGTTGCTTCATATATACATCCTTTATGACTCCGGCATTGGAATTGCCTTTAATGCCTCATCAATTTTTATCGCCTGCACAGGAACATATTCACCATTGAGCCGAACGCCCCCGCCAGTCAATGAGAACAATTCCCTTGACGTGTTCAGGTCAAGTCGTAAATTTTCGTTTGAAAGTAACTGATCCAAACCGGCAGCCACCTTCTCCGAAAGAAACTTCTCAGCTTCCTTCTGCCGTTCAATACACAGTTCTTCCGATTCACAGTCTTTCCTGATTCGAGCGTTGCTGATTATCCGGATTTCATTTACCACGCCAAGCATATGATAGACCAGTCTCATCATATGGGCTTTGGCTTCCTCTTCATCCATCTCGAAGTAAAATTGTTCAAACGCCTTATCAATCTGCGAAGAAACATCTGCAAGCCGTCTATCTGGCTCAGCTTGTTTTTTAACAGCTGTTTTTGCTGTTGTTGTGGTCTTTTGCTCCTTTTTCCCACTGACAGCATTTTTTATTCCGCGACCCTTTTCCTTAACCCAAGGCCATGCGGTGTTTTTCCACCAAGGAGATATAACCTCCCGAAACAGCAAGATGCCTCCTGCTACGATGGCCGCACCCAGCGCTTCTCCGACTTGCTGTGCAAACTCTTCCTGCTCCGGTGTTAATTGAACGCGTCGTTCTTCATAAGGGTACGGATCATAATCATCGCTCCGTAAATCGTCAACATCGTACTCTTCCCACTCGATGATGTCGGGATTCTGATTGTTCTCGTCCCGCGTCAATCCTCTCACGCGGTCTGGATTATCCTTGGAACGAATGAGATGATCTCCATCTTTTACAATTGGCTTATATACTTTCTCACCCATTCTGTATCTTCTCCCTCAAACAAGACAAATTATAAGTATTTCTTGAACGCTTTCTTCATCTTGAGCATGACATCGATTATCCAGTCAAACTGTGCGTTCCATTGATTCTTGTCACCGAAAGTTACGCTCTTCTCGATAACGATACGGCTTGCCTTACGCTCCGGCAGTTCTCGCCAGTCAAAGGTTAATTCAGCGTCGGATTCGATATCGTCTTTATTATCAAAGAGTGAGTGGAACAGGTCTTTATCCTCGCTGATATACAGTTCCACGTCCAGTTCGTTCCGCTTCTGAATCTGCGACACGGCGATGTGGCAGGCAGAAGAACCCACGCTGAAGTTCATCCAATGATCCATAGACGGCTTCCTGCGATTGAAGTTCTTTGCAAACTGTGCGTTTTGGAAAGCGTAGTCCTGGAATGCCACCCAATAATCGTATCTCTGCTGCTGAGTCCCATTTGCAGACTCGCTCTTTTTTACTTCCTTTGTCCAGTCGTTAGGTTTTTCAATGACCTCAAACTTCACGGCAGGCTCGGAAGTACCGATGCGATACAGTTTTATCTCACAGAGGAAGAATCCGATTTTCTCATCGGTATGGTTGTTCAGCCATTCGATAGCCGCCTTGTGTTCCTCACGAGCGTGTTTCACGACCCATATAATCACATCCGCAGATTTACCAGACGCATAGGTTATCAGCTTGCCGAGGTGGTCGTGGTTGGTATCCTCCAGTTGATTCTCTATGATGATTTTCCGATCCGTCCCCGTCTCAGACGCAAAGATATCGACATTGAAATCTCCCACGGAAGACTCTGTCTCATCAACGGTAATATCAAGCCCCACTGCATCTGCAAGGAGAGCGATGTTATCGTCCTGTGAAAGCCACGGAGTAAAGTCCAAGGCTTCATGCGGCCACACCGTCCGCAGATCTTTTATTTCTTCAAGTCTGCTCAAGTTCACCATTGTCTTACTCCTCCTCGCGCTTTACATAGGTAAGCTGAATATCATAGCCCAGAACTTCGAGCATCTGAACAAAGGTTTTATTCACGATGGAATCGCCTTTCTTGATGAGCCGATTCACATACTGACCCGTTGTACCGACTTCCTCTCCGAGTTTCGCCTGTGTCATATCAGCTTCGATGCACTTTACTTTGACATCGACTTCAAAATTGTTCTTGACCATATTTCAATCCCTCTGTTGTTTCTAACGGTAATTTTGTTGGTTTATTGCACTCAAAGTGTTATTTATTATACCACATATTTATGAACATTTCTACCCCTTAACAAAAAAAGACACCCGACCGCAGCCGAGTGTCAATTCTATCCGTGTATCTATTATGCCAGTATCTCCGAGCCGTCCCGGAATGTGACCGTGATCTCTTTGTCCCTGCCGACCGTGATGAACTCGACCATGCTACCCCAAAGGCTGCCGTCAAACTCGCTGATGGTGCCGTCCTGTGCTTTCAGTACCTTGATGAAGTCCGCCAGCCGTTCGCTCTGCGCTTCCTTTGCAGAGATGGCGGCCACCACCTCATCGTATCGTGCCTTCGCCGTATCGTACCGTTGCACAAGCCCATCGTAGCGTTTCTGGTACTCGTCCTGGTCCTGCGCGACACGGGCATTCTCCGCCACGATGTTCTGTGTCATTTCCACAAGCACCGCCATCTCTTCCTCCAGCTTGCCCTTTTCTTCCTGCAGGGCATCTGTGACGCAGAGCGTTTTGCGGATGATCTCCGCATTGGCGATGATTTCCTTCTTCTCGGTCACGAGCTGGTTGTACGCCGATACGAATGCCGCCTTGACCTCGTCCTCCGTGACATGGGGAGTTTGGCACTTATCTTCTCCACTATACTTGCGGTTGCAACGGTAAATGACCCTGCGATAGCGGTCTGTGGAATGCCAGACCTTCGAGCCGTACCAGCCACCACAATCGGCGCACTTTATCTTGTTGGAGAAGATGCTCACGCCACTGTAGCGTGTGCCGCCCTTGGTGCGCTTTGCAAACTCCGCCTGCACCAGGTCGAACACCGCTGGGCTGATGATTGCCTCGTGGTTGCCCTCCACATAATATTGCGGGACTTCGCCCTCGTTCTTCTTCATCTTTTTCTGCAGGAAGTCCACCGTGAACTCCTTCTGCAAAAGGGCATCGCCTTTATACTTCTCGTTTGAGAGCATCCGGCGCACCGTCTGTTGGTTCCACACATCCTTGCCCGCAGGCGTCTTGATGCCCCGGCTCGTTAATTCTGCGGCGATGGAATGCGGCGTCATGCCCTCAAGGAACAAGTGGAAAATGAGCCGCACTGTTTCTGCCTGTTCGGGATTAACCACGATCTTGCCCGTCTCTTTATCCTTGTCCAGTCCAAGGAAGCGACTGTAGGCAAAGCTAACCTTGCCGTCCGCCATGCGCTTGCGCTGTCCCCAGGTGACATTTTCGGAAATGGAGCGGCTTTCTTCCTGCGCAAGGCTCGACATGATGGTGATGAGCAGCTCGCCCTTAGAATCCAGCGTCCATATATTTTCTTTCTCGAAATAAATCTCGATGCCCTCGTCCTTCAGCTTCCGCACCGTGGTAAGGCTGTCCACTGTGTTCCTTGCGAAACGGCTCACGCTCTTGGTCACGATAAGGTCTATTTTTCCGGCAAGGGCGTCTGCGATCATCGCCTTGAAGCCTTCGCGCTTTTTTGTATTCGTTGCTGAGATTCCTTCGTCCGTGTATATGGCAACGAACTCCCAATCGTCCCGGCTCTTGATGTAATTGGTGTAGTAATCGACCTGCGCCTCGTAGCTCGTGGTCTGGTCTTCGTGGTCGGTCGAAACGCGGGCATATCCGGCAACACGGCGCTTCTTCGTACTGTTGATCGGCGTGGCCGTGTACCGGCTGATGGTAGCCGGAATTGCTGTTACTTTTCTTTGCGCCATGCTTTACCACGCTCCTTCCGTAATTGTTTCATGTGTTCGCTCATCTGCTGCCGTACCTCCGGCGTATACCTACCCTTGATGGATTCCTTAAACTTGGCTCTCTGCTCATCCGTCCACGGTCTGCCGACCCGTTTCGGCTGCTCCCATGTGCGGCTGACCGTCCTGCCGTCCTTGAAATGGAAAACCATCTCCGTAGCGGAAAGCACATCAATGTGGTCTATCCGCTTTTCAAACTCACCATCGTCATATTCAGCAATGCCGAGCGTCTCCGCTATGAATGGTTTCAACACATCCTCTCGCAGACCGACCGTTTCGCATCCGTCCCGCTCAGCGCACCGCCAGTAGTAGGCTTTGCCGCTTTCCGATGTAGAAGACGGCTGCGTGGCTCTGCGGAAATTGCACCCGCACCCCACGCACTTTATCTTGCCCGTCATGACGGAGGAGCCTTTGCAGTTCGGTCTTTTCCTGCGTTTCTCTGATGTTTTCGCTCTGTACTCCGCAGTCCAGCAGTCCTTGTGTCCTGTGTTCGGGCAGTCCTTTGTAATGACCTCGCCGTTCTTCAGATGGAACTCAAGCATCCCGCGTTCCGGCACGTTGATGAAATCCACTCTATCATGGAACGCATCCTCATCGAACTCATCCAGGCCGAGGACGGCGGCGCAGGCTTTCTTGAGGTTCTCGTGGTTTATGCTGCCGCCGACGGGACACCGACCGCCTTTTTTCTTCCTCGAACCGCAGACCCAAAACTCCATGAAGCCCCGGTCAGTACGCTTGTTGTGCATATAGCTTTGACCGCAGTGCGGGCATTTCAGCATTCCCGAAAAGCAGGTGAGGTTCAGGCTCTTGTTCGCCCTCGGTCCCAGTTCCTTACGCCGTGCGATCTCCTCCTGCACATAATCGAAGGTCGCTTTGTCGATGATGGCGGGATGTGTGTCCTCCACATAGTACTGCGGTAGCTGTCCCTTGTTCTTTTTCCGCTGCTTTGAAATGGGATCGGAAATGAACTCTTTCTGCAGGAGAAGGTTTCCCGTGTAGGTCACGTTTGTGAGAACCACCTTGATGTTGGAATCCACCCAACGGCATCCTTCTCTTGTTGTGATGCCCTCGGCGGCGAACTCCCGCTCCGTCTCCAGTCTCGACTTACCGTCCAGGAAATTCTGGAAGATGCGTTTCACAATCTCCGCTTCCTCCGGCACGATGACAAGGTCATCTCCCTCCCAGCGGTAACCGTACACCCGGAAGTGTCCATTCGGTATGCCTTTCTCGAACCGTTTCCTGATACCCCATTTGCAGTTTTCTGAAAGACTGCGGCTCTCTTCCTGTGCAAAGGACGCAAGGATGGTCAGCATCAACTCGCCGTCACCGCTCATGGAATTGATGTGTTCTTTCTCGAACCGTACTTCCACGCCGATGTCCTTCAAATGCCGTACCGTTTGCAGCAAGTCCACCGTGTTCCTGGCGAAACGTTGGATTGACTTCGTAAGAATGATGTCAATCTCACCATTGTCGGCAGCTTCGATCATACGCTTAAACTCATCGCGCTTGGCAATCCCGGTGCCGCTTATTCCATCGTCTGCGAACACGCCTGCGTACTGCCAGTCAGGATTCTTTTGTATCAGGGAACTGTAGTAGCTGATCTGTGCGGAGAGGGAATGGTTCATGCGTTCCGATTCCATTGAGATACGGGCATAGGCAGCAACTTTCTTCTTCGTTTTTATGGTCGGCACTGCCTGTTCGACCCTTGTGATTTTTGCCATGAAATCACTCCTTTCCGACACTATATATCACTCTTTACGAGCCGGAAGTCAACGATATATCCGAGAATAATGTGCCGAAAACAGGCTTATATTTCTCAAGGAAAATTGTATCAATCTGACGATACTCCTCCTCGGAAATAATGCCCTCTTCGAGCATCTTTCTGGCAAGGTACATGGTTGTCTGATAGAGTTTTTCGTTGCGGAATTCTTCTTTACTCATCGCCGTCACCACCTTTGAAACGGTCGGCGATGTAGCACTCATGGCTGCAATACTTCCTGCGCTTGTCTCCGTAGATGTGAAACTCCTTACCGCAGCATGGGCACCTGAAATCATAGACAGCTTTCCGCTTCACCTGGTCGAGATGGCTGTTCCACCACTCATTTCGGCACTTGTCGCAGCAAAAGCGTTTTTTCTTACGCTTTGCGATCTGTTGAATCTCCCGACCGCAATTCTCGCAGGCTGTTGTCTCCCCGGTGAGAATAACGGAAAGTACGGCTGCCATGTCCCCGTTGATATCGTTCCTGCGGCAGAAAGACTTTACTGTGTTCACCGAAATGCCAATCGTCTGGGCAATCTTGCCATAGCCATTTCCAGCCGCACGGAGTTTGATGATTTGCGCTTTCTGATTATCAGTCATATTCTCTCGACTCCTTCCGAGGGATAGGTCTTGTGGTATCACCCTCACTCACTACCGAGAAATTCAACCCCCACCGTTACGGCATAAAAAAAGCGGCCTGCAGGCTCTCCGAAGAGAAACCCACAGGCCATACCTGTTCTGAAAAATCATTTATTTTCAACGGTCGGAACACGAGAAATCCTATTACATCATAAATTTTGCAAACGAAAATGGAGTATATAAAAATGTGTATTATATACGGAGAAATAGGAATTTGCTGTTCCTATGTGTTCTCGTGTTCCGACTAAATCTTTGTTGCGTAATCAAGGCTTATCCAGCCTGCGCCGGATTTGAGCCGTCCCCAGCCCGCCGTGGAGCCTTTGCCGGACTTCACCTCAACAATGGTGAACACTCCCTTGCCGGTAAACTTCCCGGCCTTGGCGTAGTCCGTCCCCGGTCCTCTGCGGATGTTCAGGTCGGTGATACTGACCTGGACGAGGAATGGAACCTCCGCAGCAGTTGTTTTTGGTGTGTAGATGTTTACACCATTTACATCGAACACACTATATCCCGGATTGGCGTCAGCACATTTCTTGGCGTTAGAGAGGATCTTGTATGCGCCTTTCTGCGACTTGCTGTCAGACCAGGTCTTGCGGACACGGTAAAGCTGCGTGGCTTCAGCACCTGTGCCGCCGGAACTTCCGCCAAGCTGCGCCGTGACCTTCTCTGCCAGATCGCCCATCCTGGCATACATCCAGTTTCCGGGGCAGGACTTGCTGGCAAACCAGCGATGCACCGTCAGCACCATTTCATCGGATTTCGGCTCATAAGAGAGCGTCTTGTCCTTATCGCCAAGCCACAGGAGCTTTTTCTTGCCGTTTCGTTTGCAGATGTCTATGCAAAGGGTGATCAGCTTCTGGTAGACCACATCCTTAAAGGCATACGGCTCTGTGGTATCGGACGCACACTCGATGGTGACGGCCCGCTGATCGTTGGCACTGGAAGAAGAACACCAGGAGCGGTTTTTCTCCTCCACATACATACCCACTCGGCCGTCCACGCCGATGCCGTAGTTACAGCTTGCCTGTTTGGATGTAGGAAAGAAAATATCGCCCAGCGTCTCCACCGAGCATTGCCCCACCACACAGTGGGGCGTGATGCGGTCGATAGCGTGCGTCCTCTGCCCGGAGTGGTTGGGGCTGAGTTTTGTGTAAGATACCAGTGAACTGTTCGTATAAGCCATAATCATTCATCCTCCTTTTCGTTCTCCGCTCTGTCATGGAGCTGCTCCAATACTGCTTTCAGCTTTTCCGGGATGGGCAGCCCAAGGTGGGCGGCGTTCTCGATGATGCTCACGCCCTCGTTGGACAGGTAGAAGAAAATGACTGCCGTGCGAAGTACAGAACCCGTCCCAATGACCTGCACATCCAGGATGTGGGCAATCCCAACCAGCAGGAAAATCAGTACCTTGCGGCAGATGCCCTTGAATCCCACCTGGCTGTTGAGCTTCTTGTCCGATACGGCGCACATCACGCCCGTGATGTAGTCCGCTACTGCAAACACCACAAGGGCAATAAGCAGCCCGTCGTTGCCGCCAAGGAAGTAGCCAAGCCACCCTCCCACAGCGGTGAACACCATCTGGATCACATTCCAAAATTCCTTCATGTTGTTACCTCCTCTTGGTTTTGTGTATGAAAAAAGCGGCCGCTCCGAAGAGCAGTCGCTGATTCCCAAAAGATAAAAATGTTAAATCTGTTTCGGCAGATATTCCCATAAACGCATATCCTCCTGACCCAAGGACCACATACACATCCCACGCAGTTTCCATCGGTACGCTGCCTGGTTCGCCCAATAGACAAGGGAGTCCACGTCCTGGTAGTAAAGGATGGAGAATCCGTCTGCGTCACCGAGGAACAGCCGGGATATCCAGATGTTGATGTCCTTTGGAATGATCCTCGCCGTGTAATTCCCGCCGCAGGAAATCTCCAGAAGGTCAGAGTGGAAAAAGTCGTAGTCCAGGGAGATGTCCTCGCTCCGGGTGGAGGATTCCTCCACATCGGAGGTCAGCGTAAACACCTGGAATTCCTCATCCCAGGTGCAGTTTGAGCGGGATATCCTGCCGTAGCTTTTAAAGCTGCCGTCCGGCATCTGGACATCAAACCGTTCATACGGCTCATATGTCCAGGCGTCTCCCAGACGCAAAAGCTCGCACACGGTCGTATTGTCCGAGCGGTATCCGGCATAGCCTCCTGTAAAGCCGCTGACCGCCGCCGTAAAGCGCAGGGTGTAGGATGAGCCGGAATACACCCGCACCCGGTTCCCTCGGATACGCATCTCCACCGTGTACATGGAGGGATTGTCCCTCAGATCCGCCGATGCGGTTCTTGCGATCTCCTGGCTGTAGCTGCCAAGGAGCGTGGAGCCGCTATATAGCTCCACCGCCTGGGTATCGTAGTTCAAACAGCAGAACAGGCTGCCGCAGAATACGCCGGCCTTGCCGCTGCTGCCTGACGAGAACGCCAGCCTTGCCCGAAGATGCAGCTCAGAAAAGCCGTCATAGTTCCATGCAAGCTCTCCCTTGCCTTCAAGCTGGGAGTAGACACGCTCCATTGCGTATTCATCCGACCGCCATACCTTCCATGAGCCGGAGCGCACCGTCCAGTAGTCTGTCTCCAGCACGCCGTAATCCCGGAAATCCTCGTACCAGACGAGCGCCGAGTCAGGCTTTCTGCGGAGCATCTCCAATGTCAGCTTGAAGCCCTTATCGGGAACCGCCATGTTGCCGTCCACGTCCTTAAAGCTCCTGGGCGCAGGGGCAAAGGTCGCTTCTCCGGCGGAGGGCTCCTCAGAGAAACCGGAGCAGACACGGAAACCGTAAAACTGCACACCTTTGACATCCACCGAGATCGTAATGGTATGCGTCCCGGCGGAAAGCGTTACGCCACCGGCAAGGGAAGTCCAGAAGGTACTCCGCCAGTACGGCCACCACAGGCGGCTTTCGGTGAAATGTTTTCTGCTGCCGTCCAGAGCCACATAGATGCCATTTTTGTCCCAGAAGGGATAGCAGAGCCGCACCGCCACATCGTAGGTTCCCGCCGACTCCACCGTAAAGCTGTAGGTCACCGAGCCGTTATCGCCCAGGGTGGCGATACCGTTTTCAATGGATACAATGCCGGACGCAGAGGAATAATTGCCGGCGTCCCGGTCGATGTATACCGTTCCGAACTCTGTCTTCTGCTCCTTACCGTAGGCGGTCAGGTATCGTCTGCGGTTGTATGTCCCCACAAGCTGGGGATATTCACGGGACACAGCGTCCGCCCCTTCCATGTAGTCGTAGACATGGGGAAAGGCATAGGGCGCCTTATCGTAATCGTCCCAATAGGCCACGATGGGGAGAAAGGGCTGCGGCGGCGCATCGTCCGTGAAATTGTAGCCGCCCGTCATCCACAGCTTGGCGGCATAGTAGGTGTTGGACGTTCCCCGGTAGGTTTTCCCCAGGAGGTTCTCCGGCGTGGTGTCGTAGATCATCTGCCAGTTCCAGCCGTAGGCGGGCATACCGAGGAATATCTTATCCGGGTTCATGACCTTCGTGGCGTAATCGTAAATGCCCTCCAGCCAGCTTCTTGGGGAAACCGGCCCCGGTGCGGAGCCTGCCCATGCCATGCCGTAGGACATGATGGATGCGGTATCGCAGTAAGCGTCTAAGTCGCCGTAAACACACCAGTTTTCGCCGCCCACCGAGCCGTTTACCGAGGTCATTCCCGGCAGGCAGATGTTCATGTGCTTTGCAGGATCATAGGCTTTCACCGTATTGTAGATGTTGCGGAACATCGCCGTGGACTCCGTATGGGTGGAATAGCCGTCCCCGCGTTCCAGGTCGATGTCAATGCCGTCACACCAGGGATATTTCTCCATGATGCGGACGATCTCTGAAAGGAACCTGTCCTGCGCCCCGTCCGTGTTATCCCGCAGGGCGCGGAAGATGCTGTTTGCGCCATCGTTGGCCACGGTCAAAAGCCACTTGATATGGGGCCACCTGTTGATGTAGGTGAGCATATCAGAGATCGCCACACCGCTTTCATAGATCTCTCCGGTCGCTCTTACTTTAAAGGAGAACAGCCCGATCTGGCTGATGCGGTCGCCGTAATCCCGCAGGGCTTCGTACATCCGGGCGTTGCCCATGAATGTCCATACCATGATCTGTTTGCCTTTTAATGTGTCCATCCAATCACTCTCCTTCAGGGCATAGAAAAAGCACCGCCGAAGCGATGCTCTCAAAACCATATTATCAAATGTCACTTGTTCCTCTTTCCTGTGTTACCTGTCCCCCGGACTTCTTCATGATAGAAATAATCTACGATGACCGGATGGCCCTGCGGCACTCTGCCATAGGGCATTTCGTTATCCACAAAGGGACAGTCATATTTCTTCGCCATCTCTTCAGCTTTTTTCTCCAGCGATTTGAAATAGCTGAGGTTATGATGGTTGTAAATTTCATCGTACAACGGCACGAGGGAAGGATACCTTTCAGCGATATAGTCCAGGATCGTTTTCTTGAAGCCGCCCCGCAGGTTCAGGTTTTCCAGCCAGAACAGGTCGCACTGATCCTTGACACGCTCAAATATCGCTTCAAAATCAGTGATGCCAGGAAATACGGGAGAGACAAAGCAGACGGTGCGGATGCCTGCGGCATAGACCTGTTTCATGGCGGCCAGCCGCCGTTCTATACTGACAGCACTATCCATATCATTTTTGAATTCCTCGTTCAGAGTGTTGATCGACCATGATACTGTGACCTGTCCCAGCTCTTTGAGCAAATCAATATCACGCACAACAAGATCGGATTTGGTGCAAATCAGAATGTCGGCACCGCTGCCTCTGAGCTGCTGAAGCAGCTTTCTTGTATTGCCAAACTGCTCCTCCTGGGGAAGGTAGCCGTCGGTCACGGAACCGATGACGATGCGCTGTCCGGCGTACTTTTTTGGATTTTTGATCTCCGGCCAGTGCTTGATATCCAAAAAGGTGCCCCAATCCTCTGTATGCCCAGTAAAACGCTTCATGAAAGAGGCGTAGCAGTACTTACAGCCATGAGTGCAGCCTACATAGGGATTGACCGAATAGCCTCCCACTGGCAGGCTGGATTTGGTCATGATATTCTTTGTCTCAACCTCTCCGATCAGGATGCTGTTCATCTCTACTTGTGCCATGTTCTCTGCACCTCCAACACCCGGTTGAATGCTTCCGGGAACTCCTGTACCATATTTGCTTCACCAATGATGGGAACAAGATCTTCTTTCATAAAAGCAGGAATGCCCAGTGCATGGGCCTGTTCCACGAGAGAATGCGCCCATGCCGGGTCTGTCCGCACTTTTTTGCTCTGCACTCCAGTCATGGTGCCAACCACGATCCAGTCAACGCCCGTCAAATCGACCTCGCCGGGATCATCAAACAAGGGCTCAAAAGTAACGTGATAGTGCTTTGCCCGAATATTGGCCTTCAGGGCGTCGATGCGCCACAGCTCTGATCTTCTTGTGACTGTGACCCCAAACCATGCATTTTCCAAGTCTGTCTCAAGATCCAGCAGGTCAGGACGCTTTGACAAAAACAGGAATTGATGCTGCGGGTTTTCCCTAATCTTTGCAAAGACCTTCTCTCTCCACGCCGGTTCCCAGCCTGCCAAGTCGCTCATGCCGGTCAGCAGGAAATTTTGTGGACGTTCCCTTTCCATCAGCCGCAGCTTATTCGGAAAAAATTCCGGCTTGCTGAAGTCATCGATCATACGGTAACGCTTTACATTGTTCCGGGCATAGCAGTAAGAGCAGCCCACGGTACAGCCGATGACCAGATTCATGTTCTGAATATTGTCCTTAATGCAGATGCTCATCAGAGAACTTCCTCCACATTTTTCAGGATGCGGTGGAGATAGTTCTCCAGCTGCTCGATTTCCTCCCTGGAAAATCCCTTGTAATAAATATTGCTGATTTCTTCGGTTACTTCATTATAATCTTGTTCCAGACCTTTGGCTTCTTCTGTAAGGAAAATGAGAATCTTTCTACGGTCTTTGTCGCCGCGATCCCGATAAATCAGATTTGCCGCCTCCATACGGTCAAGCATACTGGTCAGCGTAGTCGTGGCAAGACCGGTCTCTTTTGACAGCTCACTAATGGGAACGCCATCCTTCTGCCAGAGAATATATAGAATCCTTCCCTGGGAGCCATTAAAAGCATCGATATTTTTTTCGCTCAATATGCGTTCAAAAACACGTCCTCCGACCTGTTTGATTCGGGTTATCAAAAATCCGCCTTGTGTTTTCATATTGTCACCTCAAACTGCAAGCGGCTATCCACAGACAGCCGCCTCGTCCTTTCTCATTTCTGCTGCGCAGCCGCAAATTCAGCGTAACCTTTCCAGCCAAATACAGCATCCACATCTTCATCGCCGTAAACGCCCTTGACATCACAGAGGTGGACAACATGATCGTCCGCATCCATCGTCTGGGCAACGGTCGCATGAATGAGAAGTTTGCAGGGAACAGGAGCCTTGATATTTGTGCCCTCCACTTCCTGCATCGTCAAACCAACCTGAGCGGCCTTATCCGTATCACGTCCGGAGCAGGTGCCACAGCCAATCAAAGCGCCGGTTAATTCAACTCCGGGAATAGCGAGAACAGCTTCTTTCTTCTCAGCCAGCAGTTCCAGACTGTAAGCCCCTTTGTTCAGGGAAAACATGATCTTTCCGGGATTGGTGGACGCAAAAGCCCAAAAAGCCAGAGTCGCAAGATTGGTGCTGCCATCCGGCTTCTCTGTACAGATCAGCGTCATGGAATTGGGGGAAGTATAAGCGGGCGCATTGCCGATATTGATTTTGTTCATGGTGGAATCCTCCTTAGTTAATCTCATTTAAGATTATACTATATAGGATTATCCTTTGTCAACCCTTTTTGTGGATTTCCACTTTCTTCTCTCTAAGGTGATCTTTCATCCTGCATTTCCTGCAGCTCAAACAATACCCGTGCCGTTTTTCCCTCCGCAAGCGTCACCCTGTGCTTGGAATCCCAGGCGGCGCTGTACTGGTAGAAGCCCTCTTTTTTCTCCGGGCTGCCGTTTCTGGTACATTCCCGTGTGGATGCCAGGAGAGCAAGGTCATCTTCCGCATTCATGGCATTGGGGAATACCGCTATCTGGCCGCCCACACCCTGCGCAAGTTTGACCGAGCCGCCCTCCATATCCGACTTGGGGTAGAGATGCACATCCAGCCCCGCAGAAGTCTGCCCAAGGTTAAAGAGGATGACCGTTTCCTCGCCCCGCACCACGCCGTTGAACCAGACGGGTGCCTTGACCTCGCCGTTCTCCCGGAACTTTTGGAGGAACACCTCGGT